CCTCTGCTTGGGGTGCTGCGTGCCTCATCGCGGAAACGAAGACGGATCGACCGAACCGGCTCTGTGCAAAGAATTGGAATGCGGAACTTGTCCGCCTTCAGGAGATATAAGCCGTGGCTACCAGTGCAAGCGAAAAGTTGCAGATGACCATTCTGAAGTGCTGCCGATACATGGGTGTTGAGTGGGACATGTCACTGCACGAAGTTCTCGGTGCGGTTGAGCAAGCCAAACTGACCTTGTGGAATGACTGGGATAACCTGAACCCACCAGACCTTGATTCGCTGATCGAGTTCGATGCAGACGAGGATGATGAAGATGATGATTAAAAGCCTACTTGCGTTGCTTGTAGCCCAAAGCGGGCCGCCTGCTGATCCGGATGCCGTCGCCATGTGGATTGATGACCTTGGACGATTGACGCCCTTTGGTCGTACGTTTGATGTCTACATTCAGACCGGCTTTGATCCTGAGTTCTCGTACCCCAACGGCGATCCACGCCGCCCGTACATGATCGGCAGCACCCGTGGCAATGAGTCACCATCGCGGTCGTTTGGGTGGGCTATTGAAGGTCCGATCTTCAAGAACCACAACGATGCAACGTACCCGTGGTTGGACAATTGCCAAGAGTGCATTGAGTATTACGAGAACTACACCACGTTCGACGATTGGGTGCTTCCCGATGGCACGGTGATTCCTTGCAGCGAACCCGGCACATATTGGGACTGCATCCAAGCCAACCCATACCAACGCACGCGATACCTTGGTGCAAAGTTCACGCCAGTCAATTGGCAATTTGAGCCCGGCGGCACTTCTGGCTGCTGCCCAAGACAAGTTGATTTGGTTGGGCTTAGATATGCATGGTGCGATTCGTGGATTCTGCACGGGCCGCTAGGCAAGAAGTATGGCAAAAGCAATCCGCAATACAAGTACCCACTTGTACAGCAGCAACACAAGGATTTGATGGACACGCCGGTGCTGAAGTATTGGTTGCCTCAGCCAGTCGGATACAAGCCCTACCAAAGATGCTGTGGAAATCCATCGCAGATTGACTACGGCGACCTGATCCGGTGGAACGCTGATGTAGATTGGGAAAGTGACAAGTGGCCCGGCTCGTTTCATATCGCGCGGTTCACTGGTCCCGACTACTTCTCATCTGGTGGTGTTGTTCGCTTTGCTTGCGGCAACGGTCATCCTTGCGAACCGTCGCCGTATTCGGTGAACTACTACCCCGACAACTCTTGCCCATCCGACCTGAACGAAGATGGCACGGTTGGCTTTCAAGACTTGTTGCAGGTGCTTGGTGACGTTGCCGCGTTCAAGTACCACCCGCAAACCAACAACGGCTTCAACGCTATCATCAAGGTGCTGTCAGAATGGGGAGCATGTCCATGAGTCGAGTGAGCCGCATATGCCTTGGCTGCCGCAAGCACCTACCGCTTGCCGCCTTTCTTCGGGAGCGCAACGCCAAAGACGGGTGCGGCCCGTTCTGCCTTGGGTGCATCCGTAAGAGCGACAACAACTGGCAGCCCAAGCCTGATCCGGTGGCGATGAGCAAAAAGCATTGGACTGAGATACAACGCACGCCATGACCAACTCGAGACAAAAGGGCAAGCGTGGCGAACTCGAAGCAGCAAAGGCTTGGGAAGATGCCACCGGGCTGAGCGTCAGACGCACGGCACAAGTCGATGGAAAGTTGTCATCTGACCTGACTGGCGTTGATGGCTTGCACCTTGAGGTCAAACGACGCGCCCGGATTGCTTCGCTTGACTTCTTGCTTCAGGCTGAGACAGATGCAGCCGATGAACAACAAAGCCACGGCGGCGTGCCGGTGGTACTCATGCGTCAAGACAACGACCGCAACTGGGCCGTCATGGTTCGCTTGGATCGTCTGGCTGATCTGGTATCCGTTCTTGCAGGGCAAGCATGCAATCAGAATTCCTCCCCGAACTCATAACCCCCGCCAGCATCATCTTTGGTGTTGTCTTTGGAGCAGGCCGCGTCAAGGCTGCGATTGACGAACTGCGGCGTGCCGTGGATCGACTCGAAGCGGCGGTGCAACTCATCGAGACACGAACCCACGAAGTAGAGCAGCGCGTTGCCCGGTTGGAGGGCAAGACAGAGGTATGAAGTACCTGTTGCCCATCTTGGTGCTTGGCTGCCAGTCCACTCAGGAGGGTGGGCTGTCGCTCCCTTTTGCCAAAGCAATAGCGGAGTCACCAAGCACCGAGGTGGCTCATGCTTTGGACCCGCTCAAGTTCAGCGGCACGATTCTGATACTGACGGGCGGCGGTCTGCTGTTCGTGACCAGAGGCAACCGGGGTTGGATACCAGTAGCCTTGGGCATAGCACTCACAGTGGTAATGGCGGTTCTGGCGAAGGTGCTGGAATCGCAGATATTCGTATTCACACTCATAGCCGGACTCTGCGTGACAGCGGGAGTAGCGGCCCTCAACTTCAAGGAGATTCGAACATGGATCAAGTTATTTCCTTCCTCGCCCTCGCTTCGGGGTACGTTATTGCCTTCGCCGTCGGAGCATGGATCGGGCGACCGCTCCTTGAACTCTTGAGCAACCGCATCTTGCGGAAGTGACATGCCTGACTGGACGCCATCATTCTTGCCCGCTGGCAATCTTGCCGGGTGGTACAAAGCCGACGCCATCACCGGACTGTCTGACGGTGATGCTGTTGCGTCTTGGGTTGACTCATCTGGCAACGGCAACACGTTGACCCAAAGCACCAGCGGTGCAAAGCCGTCTTACGAAACCAACGAAGTCAACTCGTTGCCGATCGTCCGCTTTGACAAGGACGCATCGCCCGGTGACAACTTGTTCAATGCCGACCTTGGTGGCGACTTCGAACCCGGCACTGGTGACTTTTACATTGCAATGGTGGCAAAGTTTCCATCGTCCGGCACGCAGTTCATTCTTTCTAAAGCCAATGGTCTTGCAGGGTTGAACGTGTTCATTTCAGGAAGCAATTTGACGTTTAGACCGCAGACAGTTGGCGGAACAACTCAAACCATTGTTCAAAATTCTGTTGTTGATTCGTCATTCCACACCATCGTATGCCGCAGAGTCTCAAGCACTTTGGGTTCTGAGTATGACGGTTCGGCCTTCTCCACTGATGACGGCAGCAAAGTCAATGATGGGGATATGAACAACGACAACAACTTCAACGTTGCTTCAAGTTCTACAGGTGGAATTGACGCTGACATGGATCTAGCCGAAGTGATTATTGCGGTTGGCACTTTGAGTGATGTGAACTTGCAGAGAATCACAGGCTACTTGGCACACAAATACGCAATCACTGGCAACTTGCCGAGTGATCATCCATACAAATCTGCAAGCCCAAAGATAACTCCGTTCAGGGCTTTCTCATCTGGTCTAGTTGATGGAGGCTTGATAGCGACATGAGCAACTTCGGCGATATTCAACAGGGCGATTCAGTGAACGCCTTCTTCTCAACGTCTAGCCAAGCCGGTGCTGCTGCAACCATCACCAGCGGATCGGTTGTGATCTACAAGGATGGCACAACGTCAAACTCCACATCGGGTGCAACGCTCACCGTTGATGTGAACTCGTTGACCGGCTTCCACCGGGTGACGATCACGACCAGCAGTGATGCCTCGTTCTACTCGGTTGGCTCGACGTTCTCGGTGGTGGTGGCTGGCACGGTTGACTCGCAATCGGTTCGTGCCGTCGTTGGCACGTTCTCGGTGCAAGCCCGTACAGGTGCAGGCGGCAGAGTTAGCAGCCAGAACCTTGGGCTGATCGAGCAAGCCGAAGCAACCACCGTGGCAATCGGCCCGCTGCTCGATCCGACTAGCGGAGAGCCTGTGACCTCATTGACGCCCGGCGACATCACTGCCAAGTTGATAAAGGCCACAACCGCAAGCACGTTGACCTTGACTGCAAGCGGCGGCAACAACGACTTCACGCACATTGCCAATGGCATCTGGTCGCTCGAACTGACCAGTGCCAACACAAACCACATGGGGCAATTCAGCATCAGCCTTGTGGATTCCAACGTGTTCGTGCCTGTCTTGGCTTCGGGCGTTGCGATGCGAACCCAAGCGTACGAGTCATTGGTGCTTGACGATGACACGCTGAACGTGGATGTCACGCAGGTTGGCAACTCGAACGTCACATCATCGAGCGGAGTACTTGCAGTCAATGCTACGCAGATCAACGGTGACGCCTCTGCGGCTGCGGCCCTTGACGCTGCGATTGACAACAGCAACAACGTCGTGGCTGTGAATGTCACACGGATCGCCGACAGCACCACCAGTGCAAACAACCTGTCTGACTACACCGACGGCACAAGCAATCAGCCAGTTGACACGGTGAAGATCAGCGGTGACAGCACTGCGGCAGACCGACTCGAAGCCATGATGGACTCTTGCCCGATCTTCACAGTAGACAACACAGCCTTTACCCCAACCACCACAGCCTTTGAAACCAACGCAAGCGAAGCCACGGCGGATCACTTCAACGACCGCATCTGCTTGTTTGTCACGGGCAACCTTGCTGGACAGCAGAAGGCTGTGACCGACTACGTTCTCAGCAGCGGTCGTGGCAAGTTCACAGTCAACGCTCTTACCGAGGCTCCTGCGAACGGTGACACGTTCATTCTTGTCTGATGGTTCTACCTGTACTTGACAACCGGAACAGCAACGCTGCGAGTGCAACCACGCCCAAGGTCACTATTTGGGAAGGCTCAACAAGCACAAGTTATACAACGGCTTCAAATTGGTCGAACGGCGTACCTGCTGATGGTGACCGTGTGTTCTTTCCGGGCATCGACAAGGACGTTGCCGACTCGTTCCAGAACTCAGTTGTGCTGAAAGAATTCAGAGTCAACAAGGGCTTTGGTGGTAGGCTTGGCACTGGCGGTCTGGTCATCAACTCCGAAGTCTTTGTCTTTGCCTCATCCGAGACAGTCGTTGACATGATCCCCAAAGGACAAGACCTGCACATCCTTGCAATGCCGCGATCTTGCACCTTTGGCAACGGGACATTCATCAAACGCCTGTTCTTGCATACAACCAATGGTGTGCTTGCATTCTCAGGTGCAGCGCAAACAAGAGACACGCACCAAGCACGCGGCTCGTCAGTTATCAAGATGACCGATGCCCAAGTTGGTATTGCTGAAGGCGGTGCGACTGTTGCACCATCGGTGAGAGTAGGCGCGGGCAGCAGACTGGTGGCGGCTTGCGATCTAGCAGAGGCCAACGTGTCTGGCAACCTTGAGCATTTGAAAGGCACGATCACCACCGCCAATATCAACAAGACTGGCGAAATCCTAAGCAGCGGGCCGACGATCACAACCTTGACGCTGAATGGTGGGACATTGACCCTTAAAGATGAACCAAGTGACAGCACACTAGGTACAAACCTCGGGACATTTGACACCTTGACGTTGACCAACTCAACTGCCAACGGTGGTCGCATTGATGGCGTTGGGAGCAACCGACGAATCACCAACACAAACCCGATGGCCGTGCAAGGAGAGATCCAAGTGCAGTTGGTCAGCGGTCAAACAATCACGCTTGCATGACCTGCCCGAAGTGCGAGCAACGAGCCAAAGAGGAACGGCAAGCCCTGAGCCAGTGCGAGAAGCAACAGGAGCAGGCCGCCAAGGTCAATCAACGCATGGCGATTGCTGTGGCTGTGCTGTCAACCCTGATCGGCAAGGAAGCCTTCGACCGATTCACGCAAGTCACCGAGGTTGTGAACACGCTGCAAGTTGGCGAGGCTGACACGGGTGATGACGAGTTGATCTATCCAACGATTGCTGCAAGTACCCCGCAAGCACCCAAGCCAAGGCTCAGCACAAGCATGCCTGACTTGGGATTCACGGTGTCACGGTCTGTGCTGACTGATATACCCGGCAGCATCTTGCCACCGTTTGAGCCAGAGATTAGCCCGCCACTGTTGTCGGCTGGCTTTCTGCCCGATCCACCAGATAGGTTTGTGCCGTTTGCTGGGCCGATGCTGTTGTTCGGTTTGGCTATGGTGAGACCACGAAAGAGGAAGCAATGACAGACATACACGAATCGCTCAAGCCGTTAGCCGTCAGTATTGACAGCCTGACACCCGACCCGTCCAACGCCCGCAAGCACGACAAGCGGAACATCGAAGCCATCAAAGCCAGCCTTGCCCGCTTCGGTCAGACCAAGCCCATCGTGCTACACAGCAACGGCACAACCATCATTGCAGGCAACGGCACATGGTACGCGGCGAAGGAACTGGGGTGGACGCACATAGCAGCAGCCAAGACAAACCTTGACACAGCCGAGGCCGTGGCGTACGGCATCGCAGACAACAAGACGGCTGAGTTGGCTGAGTGGGAAGATGACACGCTGCGTGACCTGATGGACGCTCTGCCGGATGACCTCAAACTTGCAACCGGCTTTGAAGGCGACGAGATTGCGGAGATGCTGCGATTGCCGTCTGACGAGGTGCATGAGGACGAAGTGCCGCCAACACCAAAAGAGCCAACCACGCAACCGGGTGACTTGTGGCTGCTTGGCGATCATCGTGTGCTGTGCGGTGACTCAACTAACGTGCAACACGTTGACAGGTTGACAGACGGTGCATTGATTGATGTTGTCTATACAGATCCGCCCTACGGAATCAATTATTCAGGCAAAGGTCAGGCAGGCAAGACCAAACCTAATGACTTCGGACAAATTGCAAACGACGAAAGCACCAACGCTGCAAAAGAAGTCTACCAATTGGTATCTGCTATGCACGTTGACCTTTTGATCTTCTGGGGCGCAAATTACTACTGTGACATTGTTGAATCAGAATCTGCTTGGTTGGTTTGGAACAAAGAAGTGGTTGGCGACACATACAGCGCAGCCGAGTTGGCGTGGACAAACAAGAAAGGAAGAACAAGGATGTTCACGCATCAATGGCATGGGATGATCAAAGCGTCAGAACAAAGTCAGTCTAGAGTTCATCCGACACAAAAGCCAGTGGCACTTGCGGAGTGGTGCTTTCAAGAGTTCAATGCAGGCAACAACGTTCTAGACTTGTTTGGAGGCTCAGGTTCAACTCTCATAGCGTGTGAACAGTCCGACAAAAGATGTTTCGTTATGGAGTTGGAGCCGAAGTATTGCGACGTGATTGTGCAGCGGTGGGAGAACCTGACCGGGAAGAAGGCCGAACGAGTACCAGCGGAGGTAGGCGATGCCAGCACCGTTGGATCTTGACCTTGAGCAAATGAAGAAACTTGCCGCGATGCAATGTACCTACGAGGAGATTGCCGCGTGGTTCGGTTGCTCGCGTTCAACGTTGTACGCCCGTGAGGACTACCGCGAACTGATCGAACGTGAACGGCTCAAGGCTCATGCGTCGATGCGTCGGAGCATGTTCCAGTCTGCTTTGGAAGGCGACCGGCAAATGCTGATCTGGCTGAGCAAGCAGTACCTCGGCATGCGTGAGAAGACAGAACACAGCGGCGAAGGGCTGCGGCCTCTGACCATCGAGTTTGCCGAAGCCACGCCACCAGAGAAGCCCGATGAGGTTTGACCTGCTGCCTGCACAACTTGACTTCATCAGAGCGCAGCAGCGTGAGGTGCTGTATTCAGGTGCGTTCGGTGCAGGCAAGACGCGGGCGCTGTGCATGAAGTTGGTGGCCCGCTTGGTTGGCAGACCGGGCGCGCGTGAGGGCTTGGCACGGAAGCACCTTGTCAGCCTGAAGGCCACAACGCTTCGCACGCTGCTTGAGCAAGACGGCAACTTGCCACCCGTCCTGCCGCGTGGCACATACGAACACAACAAGAGCGAGCGTGTGATTCGCCTGCTTGGTGGCGGCACGATCTACTACTTCGGCCTTGATGACTACGAAAAGATGGGATCGTTGAACCTGTCAGGCTGTGCGGTCGATGAAGCCGTTGAGTTGGTCGAAGGCGACTGGACGATGCTGCGCGGTCGCATTCGTCTTGAACTCGATGACCTTGCCATGCAGTTGTATGGAGCCTGCAACCCCGGTGCGCCGTCGCACTTCTTGGCTGTACGCTTCGGGCTTGCCGGTGGACACCAAGCCGCTGACAACTGCCGGGCGATCCAGACCAGAAGCCCTGACAACTTCTTTCTGCCGCAAGCCTATCTAGATGACTTGATGAGCCTCGAAGGGGTAGCGTTTGAGCGATACGTTGAAGGCAAGTGGCGTGGTGGCGAGGGCTTGGTGTACGACCGCTTTGATCGGTCTGTGCATGTGCGGGAACGCACCGAAGAGTGGCGGCGAATTATCGTGGGCCAAGATGAAGGGTACACCAACCCGGCGGCACTTTTGGTTGTGGGCGAGGATGGCGACGGTCGATTGCACATCATCGAGGAGTTCTATAAGTCGCAGATGCTTGAAGTGGATGTGATCGCAACCGCCAAGGACATCGCCAGCCGGTACAAGATCGAGTCTTTCGTGCTTGATCCGTCAGCCGCCAAACTGAAGGCAGCAATGCACCAGTCCAACCTCGATGTGGCATCGGCTGACAACACGGTCTTTCCGGGTATCCAGAAGGTGCAACAGCGCCTTGCCCGTGCTGGCGACGGTCAGCCACGCTTGACGGTTGACCCTAAATGCGAGAACACCATTCGTGAGTTCGAGTCGTACGAGTGGCTTGGTGGCTCAAGTGGATACAAGGATGCACCGAAGAAGGAGATGGATCACGCGATGGATGCGTTGCGATATGCCGTGGTTCATTTCGATGGCAGCCGTGTCGAGCCGCGAGTGCGTGTGGCGGATAGGGCCGCAACTGGAGATAGGTTTGCCAACGATGAGCGCATGTGGAGATCGCTGTAATGCTTGATGGGTTGAAGTCCGCTTTTGGGTTCAAGGCAAAGCAAGACCGCCTTGATTACGTCCGCTCTACGATCAAGCCGGAAGCCACATATGGCATGACCAAGTCAACGCAGGAGCAGGCTGCTGCTTTGCGTCTGATGACAGGCTACGTCTATGCCGCTGTGATGATGAACGCTCGCAGTATCGCCGCTCAGCCGCTGCGACTGTACGCTTCGCTTGACGCGCGCGGTGCTAAACAGTTCCCAACCAAGTCGGTCAGCAAGAGCGTGCAGCGGTATCTCAAGGGCGACGGCTCCATGCGTCCTGCCAAGTCTGCCATGCTCGGATCGAACACCGGCGGTGAAGTGGTTGAAATCTTTGACCACCCGATCCTTGACCTGCTGAACAAGGTGTCACCGTTCTACGACGGCTACAACTTCAACATCCTTCGCAAGACGTTCTTGCAGGTGACTGGCAACGAGTACCTGCACCCGATCATGGGGCCGATGGGCTATCCGGTCGAAATCTGGGTGATGCCGTCCCAGTACGTCAAGATCAAGCCAACCCGTGACGAGCGACTGATTGAGGGCTACGAGTACGGGCAGCAACCGAACAACGCCTTCTTTGCACCAGACGAAGTGCTGCACAATCGCGTGCCTGACCCGAACGATCCGTTGTACGGTCGTGGCTGGGTTGCTGCTGCGTCTGACGCGGCTGGCTTGTTGCAGTCAATGGACGGGTACGAGAAGCACCTGTTCCAGAACCAAGCCCGTCCTGACTGGGGCATCTTCCTGAAAGAGACGCTGAACGAGACGCAGTGGAACCGCATGATTGCGTATCT